GCAGCGGCGGGGCGAAACACTGTCCATCCACCACAGTGGCAAACTGGCCGTTCATGCACACCCGCACGACCAGATCGGCGTATGCCGGGTCCAGCCCTACCACACAGCGGATCTGATTGACATTCTCAGCTGTCACCGGGTCTTTGTTTTGTAAGATCACCGCCTGTTGGGTGACCTTAATGTTTAATGTCTGCATAAAATCCTCCTTTTTGGCATAAAAAAAACGGCGTGCCTAAACCGCCGTTTGCAGTTGACTGCAATTTGTATTTTACATGGGAATCGCCTCCTGTTTTCTTGCAATCTGCGGGGAAGTGTGGTATGGTGGGGAGTGAAAGGAGAGATGAAGATGAAGTCTAAGGCCAAGGTGTGGATCCTTGTTGTGACCGTTGTAGTGGCGGTGGGGGTCGGTATCGGTGTGTGGGTGCACTATGATCGAGTGCATGATCAGGAGACAGCCAGTCTGGTAGATCACGCTGTATCCAGTGCACTGGCTGGTGTTACTACACAGCCCACAGAGGCCACTACAGAACCGGCAGCCACAGAGGCGACCGCAACCACCACAACTACAAAGCCCACAACCACTAAGAAGAAAAAGAAGAAGCATACTACCACGCAACCGCAGGTTGTGTATCGCACCGAAAGGAATGGCACAATAGCCCACGACCATATAGTAACAGACACAAGAGAAACAACCACTAAACGAACGAAGCCAGTCGGAGCCATTGGCGAAGTTATCCATTCAGATGATGGAGATTACTGGGCAACGAACAAATGTGCAACGCTTGATCCCGACGAATATGGAGGCAGGATTAGCACACTAATATTCATCGATCAACATGGCAAAGAGTTTATATTTCCTGAGGAGAATTCTAAAACTCGCCAATATTTATAACCACAAGCGGACAGGCAATTGCCTGTCCGCCTTTTTTGTTTACAGTTTTGCTTTCAATGCATCCACCTCTGCCCGCAGATCGTCCAACTGCTGTTTTTGCTCTTGAATGAGCTTAAGCATTGCCGGGATCATAATACGATCTTGCCAACTTTCCGGCCGTCCATCTTCATCATAAATCACTGCATTAGGATAGTGCAGGGCCAAATCCTCTGCCACCAGGCCGATTTGTGTGCCACCGACCAGTTCTTTGTCCCGACACTCCGGCTTGTAATTGTACTGGCTTACCTGCACATCATACAGCCCAATAGGATCCAGAGACGGATCTTCCAACGGCTTAACGTTTTCCTTGTATCGTGCAGAAGAGCTGGCGGTTGTAATAACACCGCTGGCGTTGACCACTAAGGGAATCGTTCCACTGACCGCTTTGAAATTGAGCTTCACATCTCCACGCGCTACTACATTGCCATTAACAGTCGTATTACTGTTAAGATAAATACTGCTTCCAAATAAATACAACCGATTGTCCCCGCCATTTGCACTTAATACAAGTCCACCAGCAGATTCGATCGTATCTCGTACAGCTTCTGATCCATCAAGGGTCCAATTCAATGAACACAGTTTGAAGCGCGTCGCGGTTCTGTTTTGGATCTCTACTCCACCACCATTATGGCGAAGATATATCGTTCCACCTTCCAAATATGTTTTCAATTTTTTGTCGTATTGACCATAACCAACAACTAACGAACTACCACCAGAAGCTGCATTGATGATTTCGCAACCGGAAAAGTCATAAATTTTCTTGTGGAAAGTAACATCCGTATCAAATGTTGTTTGACCAGCAACATTCAATGAACCGTTGCACCACATATTACCAGCCATTGTTACACCCCATACGCCTGTGTAAGAGCCGTCCGAATTCTTTTTTTGCACAGATAGAACCCAGTCGCTGTTCTTTGACGGCTTTTGGAAATATGCGCGATTATTTCCCACATCGCAATACAAAGCGTCTTCGTCTATGTTCCACCCGGCGATCGTGCCTTTATCCGCAAGGATCTCAATACCGGAGAGTCTACCGGCTGAAATGTCCGTAGCATTCAGGTAATACTGGTTGGTTTTTTTGTTGTAGTACACCGCAAAGTCCTTAAAGGGGCCTTGCAATCCGGTGGTAGAAACAGCCATGCCGTTCTTATTCAGCAGCAGGCAGCGGCCTTTGGTCTTTCCCTCTGCTACCGGGTACTCTCCGATATAAAGCGCGTCTGACACACCATCGCCGTCCCGGTCGATCAAAGCAGCGTAACCGCCCACTGCGTTCGTGATAGAATCCGTAGCATCCTGAATGCGCTGCGCCAACGGCGCTGTGACCTGCTGCATAGCCTTAGAGATCATGCGGGAAAGAATGCTTCCGGCAGAGCTGCCCTCCTGTTCTGAACGGGCGTGGGCGGCCACATCCATGGTGACGGAGCCATCATAATCATACTCCACACCCATCAAGGGGATATGGTGATCGCCGGTATCGTCCCGGTAAGTGATCACATCGAAACTATCCAACGCCGGATTGGCCGTGAGCAATGTCATACTTCCCGGTCGGTACTGTATGCCCAGGTCAAATACAGTCTCACCCTGGTCTCCATCATCTATGTAGATTATATCAGATACAGCGTTAAATACTTTTTCCGCTTGAGCCTGGGTGGTGATCAGCGGATTGTCGAAATACAGAACCTCGCTGTTGTCCGACAGACTATCTGGTGCAAGAATATTCTTATTCCCATTGTTGCAACTGATCCCCAGGTAGGTTTTGTCCGTCTCTGCCAGTGAAACCTCTGTGACCGTGTCATCTGTCACCGCGTATTCTGCCGTACCATCATATACCTGGGCGAAAGTATCTACTCGCAACTTGCCCTCTCGGTCAAAGACGGCAGCACAGCCGCAGAACCCAGCCACATAACCGATGGCATCATTCACATTATAGGCAGTGACCTGCTGCTTGCCGTCCTCGTCTGTTTCCGTACCGCAGAGCAAAGAAACATCTACCGTGCCAAAGCCGGAGACCTTGCTCTCCACGCCGGCAGCCAACTCAAAGTTACCCTGGCGTGCCAGGTCTTTTAAGATTGCCAAAGGAGTCTGCTGACCGCTGATTGCGGCAGAATACGGCATAGAAAGATCATACATGTGGTCGTACATTTCCAAAGTGGTACATTCGCCGGACCGAGTGACCTTTTCCGGATAAAACACGCCCATTGGCACCCACTCCACTGCACCGTTGACCATACAGCCAAAGTACACCACGGTTTTCTGCCCGCGAAGCACGGCACCGGCAGGCACAGCCCACAGAACGCAGTTACACCCACAAGCGTAGGACTTTGCCAGCGCGTAATCGTCATGGCTGATACTGCGGTCAATATTCAGTTCCATAATGTTATTCTGCTCCTTGGGGCTTGTAGGATCCGTCTCATCGTTGTAGCCAAAAATGAAATTGCCACATTTAACCTTCACATAGATCCGTTCCCCGTTTTTGATGGCTTGGTTAAACGCTGTGCTTGTCTTGTACATAAAATACTCCTTTAGCGCTCGATGGCGTCTACTTTGTAGTTGATGAAATACCGGCAATCCCTGGCACCTGAATAGGCTGTCCAACTGGGCGTACCAAAGTAGCAGTTGAACGAAAACACCGTATTCCCGGAAGTATCCTCCAGTTTAATAGAATGCCAGGGCTTACTCGCATTGTTGATCACGCCGTTTAGCTTGTCCAATTCCGCCCGGGTCAAGGGCGGAAAGGACAACTGCCTTGTTTTTTTAACCTGAACGATACTGCCGTTCATATAAGCCGACTTGGAGCGGCCTGTGTTAGAGGACCACACCTTTTCGTCTGAACAGGATATGGCATTGAATGATGGGTTTGGCATTTTTGTGCCGTCAATATATAGTGGCATACCGTCCCTCCTTACGCTGTGGCCGTAACCGGGTCACGGCCTTTCTTTTCTGTTTGGTTCACATCGTCCAGCACCACCGTGCTTAAATGCTTACCGCCCACATATACCGGGATCGTTACATTGACCGCCTGCCCGCTGCTACCCAGCATTTGCACCATCATTGCGGCTACCTTGCTGATCCACTGGGTGTTTCGCTCCAAAGGCACAACTGCCTCGGCACCTTTACCTTCAAGCAGGCCGACCTGGCCTTTTTTCAGCACGCCGCCCTTTTCCAGCTCTGGGATAGTGGGTATAGAAAACAACTGGTACTGGCCGTTGGTCACGCTCACGCCCAGGGCGCTAAGCACCTTAGACAGCGTGCTGCCAACGCTAATCAGCAGCTTGTCATTGATCTTGCCAACCATATTGTTGACCAGTTTGATCACACCGTTTAAGGGGCCTTTGAACGCATTGGTAAAGGTGGCTTTCAAATTCTTCAGGCCGTTCTTTAAGCCGGTCACGATCTTACCGCCAAGGCCGGTGACTTTTGATACAACGCCATTTTTCCCGGTAAAGAAATTAACAACGCCGTCCTTAAATCCTTTAAATTTTTGGCTGACCTTTTTCCACAGATCGCCGATACCGTCAAACAGACCTTGGGAAATAAATCCGCCCTGTTTTTTCATAACCTTAGACGGCGATTTGATCTCAAACGCTTTTTGGAAACCATTGATAAACGGTTGAAAAATGTGTTCCTTAACCCACTTCCATGCATCTCCAATGCCGTCAATGATGCCGTCCCAAATGCCCTGGGCCACATTGCCGCCGGCTTCTTTGATCTTGTCGCCAAAATAGGACTGTATGCCGGACACAGCGTCAGAGATCAGCTGTCCCAGAAACGCGCACAGGCCGCCTAAAGCTGCACCAAGTGCTTCAAACAAAGCGCTTGCCATACCACCAAAATCGATACCGCCAATGAAGTTTTCCAGCGCAGTTGCAAGCCCTCGCCAGTCCAGGTTTTCCAAGAAACCGGAAATGGCCTTGAACACACCACTGATTGCATCGGACAGAGTCTTTGCCACCTGTCCCCAGTCAATGGTGTTGAATATACCGTTCAGGTTTTTAGCAAAGCCTGCGCCAAGAGCTGCAAAATCGAATGTGGTCAGGAAGGTGTCCAGCGCACCGAAGACGGTGTTCACACCGTTACCAACAATTTGTCCGGCACCCTCCCAGTCGAAGTCACGGATGAAGCCGTTTAGGCTCTTGGCAATACCGCTGAC